ATGCCTAAGCATCTGGAACCGCAGATGGATGCGTTAAGTCAGCTTGAAACGAATGTGCAATCGCAGGCGATTTTCATACCTGAAATATTTTCAAAGCTAAATTAAACAGATTGAGAACCACTGCCCCAGTCGGCGTAGCTAGTGTCTTGCACTCGTCATTGCGCAAGCAACGGAATTTGGCGAATACTGTCTTAGCACTCGTGTTTCTTGAGGGAGCGGCGATGCTTAACGTCGGTGAAACCGCGCCAGATTTCACTGCGACTACCCACGAAGGGCAGTCGCTATCATTGTCATCTTTACGTGGCTGCAAGGTTCTCTTGTGGTTTTATCCCAGGGCCGATACGGGAGGCTGAACCCGGGAGGGTTGCGGGTTCCGTGACCAGTACAGTGCTTTCGAAAGCTCTGGCATCGTTGTTCTGGGCGTCAGCTTCGACGATGTCGCCTCCAACGCGGCCTTTGCCAGGAAGAACCACTTCCCATTCAGATTGCTGTGCGATACCGGCCGCGAAATTGGAATGGCGTATGGCGCTTGCATTGATGTCCGCTCAGTTTATGCCCTGCGTATCAGCTATCTCATCGACGAGCAGGGAAAAATCACGGCCGTCTACCCCAAGGTGAACCCTGCGGACCACGCCGCTCAGGTCCTCGCGGATGCGGCGGGCACCTAATGAGATAATTGTTGCTTAGTCTCCGCCGGCCGCCGATTCGCGTCGAGCGGCTGCGCATCTGGAGGCAGGCCGATCGCGCGCACAGCTTTGACGGACGCTATCGTCAACCTGGTTCGGGCAGGATTGAGCGCCGCGAAGCAAACATTTATTGGGGAGGTCGTGCTATTCCAGGCGGAGCTGCGATTGTATATTCAACGACGTCGACGCCAGTGGCGGTTAGCTTCGCTGCCCATAAGTCAGTCTCCTGGTCGAAGATTTCGACCAGACCAAGGTCGCGCAGATATGCAAGCTCGCGCCGCACCTCCATCACGGTGAAAGGAAGTTTGACATCGTGCAGCGTGCGCCAGATGATACTCTCGTTGCATGCGAACGGACGGCCGGCGTCGAGGACTCGCAGAATGCGCCAGCGCGCTTCCTCGCGTTGTTTCTGTTGCAGGTCGATACTCATCCAGCCGATACCTCCGCGCCTATAAGACCGTTTGATTGGATACCCCTAACCCTCAGAAGGCTCCGCTAGCCGGCTGTTGAACAGTCTTCACCGCCTGCTTCGCCCTCTGAAATCTGCTGTGAAAATGTCGCCTACGTTTCATCCTTGCGCGGGTGGGTCACAGACCGATTGAGCACCTCCCGCGCAAGCGGGAGAGAACTGGAGGTAGGCAGCCTGTTTTATGCCAGGTGTGGAAAGACTCTTCATAAGCTCATAGGGGCTTTTCCGCATCCTGCTAAAGACGCTCGCGGCGCAGTTCGGCTAACTGCTCGCGCATCTCGGCTCGAATCGCGTCAATCTTCGCCTCGAGGGTATTGCCGAAGCGAATCCAATCCTCGCGGCGAACATATTCAAGCGGCAAGTCGGCGCGCATCCGCAGAATGTCGTGCTCGATCTGGGCTATTCTGTCTCCAATCTCGCGCTCCAATTCTGTGAATCGGTTGGCGTTTATGAGCAAGTAGGAATCACGAACTCCCAGTAGCCACTTGACCGCACCGATATTCAGTCCGGCCATGGCGAGAATCACGCTCGCGCCCGCCACAACCAGTTGCCAGGCTTGAAATTCGGCCATCGTCCACTCTCACTCTGTGTGCCCGCTCCCCAAAGCAGAAGTTGAGCAGCGGCAGACAGTACTGCGCCGCTTGTTCTTGATCGAGAGGGAGTAAGTTTATCGCACCAATTCTCATCACCAGCACAGAGACCGCTTAACTCATATGATTCCCAAGCCGGCGTCTGCGCTAAGCATCATCGACTAGGATTTCCACTAACGTGCGGAATCGAGTCCTGCGTGACGGGAAACGCTAACCGAAAAGCGGCCTTGTCTAAACGGGTGACAATGTCACCCGTGAACGATTGTTGGCGCATCGATATGAAAGGCCGCTAATGATTTAGCTCGGTGTAGATACCGGGTCCTCCGGAAAACAACGGCAACTCCCTCCGTTAATAGGCGACGCACTGCTTCATGGGCGCTACCAGTCTGCCGCCAATCTCCGAGGTCTGTGCAGATCCGTAATCTTCCTTCGCAGCAGCCGAAAAATAGTACGGCGGCTGCGGCCGACGGCCAGCGCGATTTCATTGATCTTGCAACCTTGACGCTGCAATTCAGCAATGCGCCGGTATACGTTGTCCTCGGACATGGTATTTGGAATCTGCAGATAATCGCCACCAAAACGCGCGCACAGCGCGAAGGCTGCGCTGTGCCCAAGAATCTGGGTGAGCTTGGCGTCCGGTGTGCTGCGCACCGGCACCCAGATACGCGCGCCACCAAATTCGGCGATTATCCTTTCAGCCGAGTCGCGGCCCACTAGCTCGCCCAGTGTTCGCCACAGCGATTTCTTTACACCTATCGCCTCGCTGCACAATCCTCTAGCAGGGTGTTGAGAAAGGGGTGCCAATGGCAGTTGCTGGTGCATCGGTCTCAACACTGTGAGTAAAAGCTGGCTTCCTTCCTTTAGCTCTCTCCCGCTTGCGGGGGAGACTACGGAGGGGGATGCAGGCTGTGAAGACCTTTTCAACAGGCTGCTGGCATGTTGCGACCGAGGCGGGTCCTTCGGCTGTGTATATCGCAAACTCATTTGTGTGGCCTCGCTCATTGGTCAATCGCTTGCTGCAAGCGTTCACCGTCCTTTCTACCTTCGCTTAATCTGCTGGCTCGATTTTGCCCGCCTGCGGAAATCTGCGCCAATTGCCAACCGTGGGGCGCTGCTCTGCTGAGGTACGAGCGCCTGTCGGAGCGAGCTCTGCCTCAACTAATGGTTTCGATGCGTTTATCAATTGCCGCGAGTCGGAATCTCAATGCGGCTGCCATATCGTCGCGCGGTGGTCCACCGTGCGCACGATCACCCTGAATGAAAGCAAGCTCATTGCGTAGGCGGGTCCTTTCGACATGGCAGCGCTCACCGAGCCAACCCGCAATTTCACTGATGTCCGGTAGCCGGATCGCTTCGTTCATCTCTCGTTCTCCAGGGAGCTGTGATTCCGATCGCCTCTGCCCGTAGCGGCTTATTGTTCCGCTCGAAGAGCGGCACTGCAGGACGTGCGAACAGTCATTCTCTGCTTACGCTTCGTGCCGCCCGACGCCGCGCCTGCGGAGCGCGAACACTTCCGGCTGCCAAACGGATTACCGCTGTCCGCCCGCCCGCGTATTCGAGCCGAATTAATGGGATCTGGTTACCGGCCTTGCGCAATCCCAGCGTATCCTCGATGTAGGCAAGGTCGGCCTCCCCTTCGGGCAGGATTTCTAGATGTGACCGGCAGAGTTCAAGCCTCATTTGCGCGTCCTTCCATGTGCAGCGCACGCGCGTTGTTGGCCAATTCAGCAATCGGCCTGCGTTCAAGCGCTTCAATCACTATCGCTTCGTCGAACAGAACAACACGAGGAGAGCGCGGGCCGACCCTAAAGCGCCGCCAATGAGTTAGGGTACGATCAAACGTGCCCGAGAGCAGGCTGCGGGCCGAGTGCCACAGCGGGCTGGTTGCTTCCGTCGCGTCGCGTTTTGTGCGATTTTGCATCACGGTTTCTGGAGCTTACGACTTTTGGCGTATTCGGTCAAGTCAATTATCGAGGGTGGCCGAAAATCCATTGCAGCGGGGTTCCTGTGCAGTACGGCTTCATCGAGCGCCTGCGCGAGGTGGTGGACCACATAGGCGGGCAAAAAGAGCTGGAGCGTGTCAGCGGCGTTGATCAGACCACGATCTCGGCTTGGCTCAAGCGCGCCAAGAATCCGAAGTTTCAAACTGTCAAGAAGATTGCTGATGCAACCGGTTTCTGCGCACAGTGGTTGTATCTTGGCAGCGGGCCGAAACGCGCGGACGACGAGTCTCCGTCAGTAGCTGGTCCGCCGCCGCTCGATCTTGAATTGCTGGCTCAGATAATCGAGCACGTCGAGAGCGCCCTCACCCTTCGTGGTCACCAGTTCCGGCTGAAGCCCCGGGACAAGGCTCGAGTGGTAGCCCTCGCTTATGACTTCTATCGGCGATCTGGTAACAGCGAGATTCGGCGGGCGAAGATTCTCGATTTCCTCCGGCGCGCCCCGTCCTGACGGTTACGACGTCAAGCGTAAGCATCCGAGCAGCCACAAAAAAAAGGCTGGACTTTAGCCGCCGGTCGGTTAAGATCATCAGCGACGGGGGGAACTAACAGTCAATGCAACATAACAGAGAGTTGCCACACTCGCAAATCTTCCGGAGCGTCAAGCCTGCCGAGCACAACCTGAAGGGCCCGCAGATCACCATTCGCGGCGACAACAACCTGATCAACCTCGGCACCAGCGGCGTAGTGAGAGTAAATGCAGGAAGTCCTGTTGATTCAGCCTTGCAGCCGCCGCGTAACGGCCACTGGCCGCAGCAGATTCTCGACGCCATCCGCGTTAAAGCGATAGAGACGCGACGTTCGAGCGACGAAGTGTGTGAGATCGCCGCGCGCGTGCTCGGGCGCGCAGTAGTAACACTTGAAAAACTGAGCGCGCGAGAGTTGGCGCGCATCTATGAAGCTGTATCCGCGAGCGGGGGTAAGGCCTGATCGTCGTGGCTGCTTTCCCGCCGGGCAAACCAACCCGCCTCTGAGCCGAACGTTGACGCTACTCTGCAGACGGCCGCCACCAGCATGAGCCTTGCTCGACCGAACTAATTAAACAACGTCGGCGGTCTGGGGGCCTTTGCTGTACCACTGTGCTCGCAGCTCCCAATCCGCACCGTCTGTGAATCGCCGCATCGTTCCGTACGGACACGGGTGACAGTGTCACCCGTTTCATTGGACGGGCTGAGGGATGAGGATGGACGCCAATGAGAACGCGTCCAAGTGGTCGACTTCTGGCTGCCCCTCCGGCGAGCACCCGAGCACCCCATGCGCCCTGCGAGTCGCTCTGTGCCGGGACGCTTGGTGGTCGCCTAGCCAGTAGCACCTCCGGCTCATTGGCCTCGTTATGCTCATTGACGAACAAGAATTCGCGCGGCGGCCGCCATCTGCCGATCCATAGCGCCGCTGATGCGTGCAAGGCGCGGGCGGTGTGGGACATGATTCTGCGCGCGGCCAAGCGCTGCGGCATCGAACATGAATGCGCGATGCCCTCCTCACACCTCAGCGAAGCCGGCAAAGACTTTTTTGTGGCACAGGATTCCGGCGTCTGTGCGTCGAGCTGCGCGGTCGCGCTGAGCGCAGATGACGCCCCGGAATGGATCGAACTCATCCCCGCCGGCAAGTTTTCTGCGGTGGATGGGCGCGGCCCCTTCCTCAACGATGACGCTGAGAGCGTCGTCGCGGCGAGCATCGCGAAAATGCCCCAGGTGGGGCTGGTGCTCGATTACGATCACAGCACCGACCTCGCGGCGCCCGAGGGGCGGCCGGCGCCGGCGGCCGGGTGGCTCAAGCAGTTCAAGATCGAGCGCGGCGCGATTTTCGCCCGCATCGAATGGACCGACGAGGCAGCCGCCGCAGTCAAGGAAAAGAAATATCGCTACGTCTCGCCGGTGTTCGAACACAGCAAAGACGGCAAGCTGCTATGTATCCTGCGCGCCGCCCTGACCAATAATCCGGCGTTAATCAATCTGCCCGCAATCGCATCCGCGCGAACGCAGGCTGCATCCCCTCCCTTGCCCTCCCCCGTGTCAAACAACAGGGGAGGGGACAGAACAGGCCAAGACCGGGGGACAAACCGGGACTCCTTAAAACCTCCCCATGACCAGGGGGAGGGTAGGGTGGGGGTCTCTCCAGGAGTTGCTCGCATGGCAAAAGAAGACGGCAAACCAATGAAACTCAGCGAAGTGATGGCCGTGCTCGAGGAAGCATATCCCGATGCATCCGCCGACAAATTGATGAAAGCCGCCGCCTGCCTGATGGGCGAGGATGATGACGACGAGCCGGACGACGAAGCAGCACACGCGGCGGAGGGCGACCCCTACGAGAACGAAGATGCCGATCGGATGGCGGCGCGGCAGGCTGAAGAAATGGCCAAATGCTCGTCCGATGGCGAAAAGGCCGACATGGCCAAGCAGCACGCTGAGCAGAAGGATCGCTTCGCCAAACGCATGGCGCGGCAGAACAAGGGGCTCGAAGTGCAAAATCGCAACGAGAAGATCAGCCAGCGGTCCCTCGCCCGCTCTTTTGCGGGAGAGGGAAGGGTGAGGGTGCAGACTCTGAGCGAGGCCGTCGCCAGGCATCCGATGGTGCTCAAGATGGCAACCGACCTCAATCAGATGCGGGCAACACAGGCTAAAGCCTGTGCCACTGAGAAGGTCGATCAGGCGATCCGTGACGGGCGCCTGGTGCCGTCGCAGCGTGATTGGGCGATTGAATACTGCAGCGCCGACTTCCAGGGCTTCGAGAAATTCGTCGGCGCCCAGCCCAAGATTCTGCAGGCCGGCCCGGATGGCACCTTCACTGCGCGAATTGGCGACGCCCCGGCAGATGCTCTGACGCAGAAAGAGCTGATGGTAGCGGAGAATTTGGGCGTCAGCCCCGAGAAATTCGCCGCCGCCAAAAAGGCGCGTCTCAGCCACAACGTCCATCTGGACTGAGTTCTGAGGTGGCACCGGCTTTAGCCGGTGGTGTTTTCAGAGCAGAACACAGGCTAAAGCCTGTGCCACTGGAGAAAAACAGAAATGGCAGCACTATCCGCATCACGCAACACCCCCGAATGGAATGGCGCCCCCCGCTATCACGTCGGACCGCTTCCGGTCGAGGCGTCCAGCTCACTCTATATCGGCGGCATCGTCTGCCTGAACTCCAACGGCCGTGCGGTCAAAGGCCAGGCGCTCGGCGCCTCTCCGCTCGACACGCTGAAGGTCATGGGCATTCTTGAATACGTCTACGCCGGCGGGATTCTGCCGCCTGGTGTCGACGCGCTCAACCAGACCGGCAATGGCGGCTTGTATCCCGGCGCGACTGCGACTCTCGGCACGGCCGGCGCCATCATGGTTGGCGTGATTTCGAGCATCTTCGGGATGGACGTCGATTCGTCGATTACCGACAACACCTGCATCGGCAAGCTGGCCTTCTGCGTCGATGACCACACGGTCGGACTCGCCGATGGCAGCGGTGGCACCACCGTCGCGAACACCACGTCAATCACTGTGCCTTCGTCGGCGCCGCTGATTAACGTGCTGAAACCTTATATTCAGCCGGGCACCTTCAATGCGTACTCGGCAACCGGCGGGGGCGGGACTCATTACGTCGAGAATACCGACTTCGCGGTTAACTACCAGTCAGGCCTCTTCCAGGTGCTCGCGGGCGGTGCGATTTCAGCCGGCGGCACCGTCTACATCACGTACAAATACGGGCTGCCGACCAAAGTCTGCGTGGGCGAGCTCGTCGCGTACGAGGGCGGCCTGGCCTTCGTCAACATGTACAAACAGTCGCTGCGGGCAGTAAACGGCCTCCCGCTGGCGGGCAACTGACATGAGCGCAACGGCGCGATTGTCACCCTCGCGCGTGTCTGGCGCGCGAAGGGTCCCGGGATTCTTCGCGGCAGCCACGCGAGAATGACAGAGAAAGCGATTATGGACTCGAAGAAGTGGTGGCAGAGCAAAGCTATCTGGGGCGGCATCGGCGCTGCGGTCGGCGCAATTGGCGACATGTTCGTCAAGGGCGGCCCGACGCCGGAGAACCTGATGGCGCTGGCCGGCGCAGTCATCGCGGTTTACGGCCGGCTGGTAGCGACCACCGCAATCAAGTGAGACACCAAACAAAGAAAAGCATCGCTTGCGATCGGGGGAGACGAAGCGTGAGTGACATTCAGCCTCCGGCGCTCCCCCAACTATCTGTCATTCCGAGCCCAGCCGAGGAATCAACGCGAAGCGATTCAGGGCACGGCGCCTGAGCGACCCGACATCAATTTGAACTGAGAGGACCCATGGAAATCTCTGCGAACAACCTCACGACCCTGTTTACCGGCTTCGACACGATCTTCCAGAAGGGCTTCGAAATGGCGCCCTCCTATTACGAGAAGCTCTGCTCAATCGTGCCGTCGTCCACCAGCCAGACCATCTACCCCTGGCTCGGCCGCACCACCGGCTTTCGCGAATGGGTCGGCGACCGCGTGATGCAGGCGCTCGAAGCGCACGCCTACACCATCGTCAACAAGACCTTCGAAGACACCGTTGGCATCGAGCGCGAGCGGATCGAAGACGACCAGTACGGCGTGTATGCGCCGGTAATCGAGCAGTTAGGATGGGACGCCAAGACCCATCCCGACCAGCTTATCTTCGGCATGATGAAGGCCGCAGTCACCGGTTCTCCAGTGACTATCGGCAAAATCACCATCCCGGTGCCGATTTGCTTCGACGGCAACAATCTCTACTACGCGTCGCATCCGGCGGGGCCGGCCGGCGAGCCGGGCGCCGACACCACCTATTCGAATCTCGATTCGGGCGGCAGTGGCGCATACTGGTTCCTGGTCGATGCGGCGCGTCCGATCAAGCCCTTCATCTTCCAGAAGCGGCGCGAATACGCAGTGACCAGGATGAACACCGCGACCGACGAAGCGGTCTTCTCGCAGCGGCTCTTCCGCTACGGGGTCGATGTGCGCTGCAACGCGGGCGTGGGGCTGTGGCAGTTGACCTACGCCAGCAACAAGGATTTGGGGAATCCCGGCAATTACGCCGCCGCAGTTGCGGCGCTGCGCAATATCAAGAGCGATGCGGGAGTGCCGTTCGGCGCCTGGAACGGCCAGCCAACCACCCGCTTCCTGGTGGTTCCTCCTTCGCTGGAGGAAGTCGCCCGTCAACTTCTGCACGCGACCTTCGGCGCAGGCTCAATCGGCGGCGCGGTAAGCACGATTCCAATCGCGAACATTTATTTGAACGATGCGACCCTGATAGTCAGCGAGTGGCTGGCGTAGGGAAGCTGTCAGCGGTCAGCACTCAGCAGTCAGCCAGATCCGTTTTGGCTGCTGCTCTCTGGCTGAAAGCTGACCGCTGAAAGCTGAGGGCTGAGAGCTTAGAACCATGAGTTATGCGCAGGTGGGTGATATGCAGGCAAGATATCCGAACAGAGATCTTGTCCAACTCACCAACGAAGACCCCACCGTCACCACGGTCAATTCTGGGTTCCTGGCGACTTTTCTGGGCGACGCCTCGGACGAAATCGACGCGTACCTCGAAGCCCGCTTCGCCTTGCCGCTCAACGATCCGCCGGCGATTCTGATCCGGCTCTGCTGCGAGATCGCGATGTACCATCTCAACGCGCTGCGGCCGATTCACGACCTCGAAGACGCCAAGGACAAGTACGAAAAAGCGATCGCGTTCCTGAAGGAAGTGAGCGACGGCAAGCGCACGATGGGCCTCAGCGCCGACGGCCAGGAGCCCGCCGACCCCGCCAGTCCTGCGGTGGTAATGGACGTGAATATGGCCGGCGGTAATCCGTCGTTGCCGCAGCGGGTCTTCACGCGAGGAACATTGAAAGGATTTTGACCGCTCCTCCCTCATCCTGAGCGAAATGAAGGATCTACGCGAAGCATATCTCTGGAAAGAAGATGGCGCCAAAGAACAAGCCAGTCATCAAGCCTGCAGCATCGACCGATGGCTCACCAAGCCGCACTGCCGCCTTTAGCCTGGATTATCTGAGAGGGAGACGTATGAAGGACCGGAGGCAGCAGAATCTTGTAGGTAAGCTTCGGAAGCCGTCCCTTGAGGTCCCCTACCCAGCGCCGCGCGCCGGGCTCTCGCGAGCGGCAGAGAGAATAGGAGCAGGGCACTGAGGTGGCGGCCGTGCTCGATAGTCCGTGGGGTGGACAGACCTTCTCGCTTGCGACCCCGCTTGATATCGCAACGATCGAGGCTGCGATTGTCGCGCAGCTCCAGGCCGCGATCGGCAACCTGCTCGAAGTCACTCACTTCCCCGACAAGCCCGAAGCCTACGAAATGCGCCATCGGATCGGGGTGGCGATGGTTATCTACATGGGTGGCGACTACGGCGAAATAATCGATATCGGTAACGTCGCCCAGGAACGCACGATGGAGTTCGCGGTGGGGCTGCGGATTCGCGACCTGGGATGGGCCTTCGGCGGACCTCCCAGCGGTACGTCGCCGGGA